CGTCTCTTTAAAGACAGCCAATGGTCGTAGGTTCAAATCCTGCCCTCACGACCTTTAATACCTAAGACTGTTTCCAGTGTGCTTTTCATACTGTATTCAGTTTTATTTTTTATGTCTATACGTTCTATCAGAAGTCGTACAGCCGCATCCTCATCAGAGTTTTTAAGGGAAGTAAGCCAGTTTCTGACGTGCTCTACTGTGTAATCCTTTGGTGGCTCTGCTGCTTTGAGTGCTTCGATTTCAGCCTTTATAAGCTTCATTTCTTCGCCTATATCGGTTACTACCTCAGACGGAAGAACACCACTTGACAGATTTTTCATAAGGTTATCATAACGCTGTTGTTTATCAGCTATCTTTTCAACTATAAGAGTGTTGAAACTTTCAAGCCTGTCCTTTTCGCTGTTCTTATATGTTCTGAGAGTATCAGCAATAAGCACCTGATTATCTTCCGACAGCAACTCATAAAGATAATTTTTAGCTATCTCGTCAAGCTTATCCATACGCACAGAAGGAGCACCACACTTCTTTGAACAGTAGTAGTAATGATAGGTATGCCCTTTGCGTTCGGACCTCATACCGTGCATTTTAGCCCCACATTCGCAGTATACAAGACCACTGCATAAATAGTCAGCTTTTCTTCCTGCCTGTTTACGTTCGTTCATAATCTTCTGCACCTCGTCAAATTGTGCCTTGTCGATAATAATCGGCAGGGCATTTTCTATTCTTATAGCATTTGGTTTACGTCTTCTGTCGGATCTGTTCTTCTCCTGTTTTTCAGAATAGACGTAGACCCCTGTATACTTCTCATTACGAAGTATTTCATATATTTGTGGGTACTTTATAGGCTTTCCCCTCTTGCCTGTTATACCACAGTTTTCAAGCTCCTGGATGATGTTTTTATATCCCTCACGATTAAGGCAGGCATTAAACATCTTACGGACAAAAGCCGCTTCCAGCTCATTGATGACATATTGCTGATTAACCACATCATAACCAAACGGAGCATAACCGCCATTGTGCAGACCTTTCAAAGCTGTTTCCTTTAAGCCCTTGCGTGTTTCGGTGGCCAGGTTGTCAATGTAGTATTCAGAAAGTGACCACATCAGAGTACGCATAATTTTAGCTTCATTACTGTTCCCGAAGTCCTGGGCGGTTGCTATAAGCTCTATATTCATATCCTGGAGCTTTGCCGTAAGGTTGACGTGTTCACCGACATTTCTTGCAATACGGTCATATTTGTGTATCAGAATGGTGTTAAATGTGCCTTTCTTACAATCCCTCAACATCTTCTGGTACTGGGTACGGCTTGCCGTCTTTGAGCCTTTACCGCTTACAGCTTCATCAGAATACACATCAATGACATTGTAGCCCTTAACTGCTGCATAGTCCTTACAGGCTCTCACCTGCGCTTCTATGCTGTCTTCTGTCTGCTTATCGGAAGAATACCGGGCATAAATTACAGCGTTATTCATTGGCTTGTTTTCTCCTTTCTCGACCGCTTCGACTGTTCCTCGACAGTTCGACAGTCCAATTTTGGACAGTCGGACAGCGCAATTTTGCGCTGTCCTGTTGGTCAGCTAAAATTTGAGCCGACATACATTCAAAACTGGGTAGACTTCTCAAAAACTGCCTTAAATTGAGATGTGCTCAATTTTGCGCCGATCTATTCGTACTTTTCTCTTTGTTCGCTCTCTGTTCAAGGCAATTTGCACAATAAAATTTTGAATGCTCTATTCTTCGTCGGGTTTAGTATACTTCTCCTGTTCTGAAAGGTCCGTAATGTATTCATTAGCTTTTTGCTGTCCGAGGGCGTTTAAGCTGTCATATTTGCTTATAGTGTCGTTTTTAAGTTGTATTGCTTTGTTTGTTTCCTTATAATCAATTTCTGTAGTTATTTCATTATTGTTATTAAGTTCGTTAGCTTTATCATAAAGGAAATTAGGGTCAATGCCAAGTAGTTTTATTCTATTAGGTTTGCTGTTTACTTTATAGCCGTAATCTTCCGGATTTAACCCAGATTTATAAATATGATGTAAATCTTCGATAATTTCGCCATATTCTTCTAATTTGGTACTTCCGCAATTATTTTCCTTAATTGCGTAAATAAATTCGTTGTCATCAAGTACATCATTATCGAAAAACAATGGGCTAATATCTAAAGCTTTAGCAATTTTTTTTAGCGTTTCTATTTTAGGGTTTTGCTTTCCATTTTCATATTTTCGTAAATTGGCATCATTTATTCCACATTTATCAGCAAGTTGTTTTTGGGTTAGACCTTTTGCAAGTCGTATAGTTTTTAATCTTTCGGGTACAAACATAAATAATTCACCTCATTGTATAGTATAACATAAAAGCAATCAAGTTTCAAGATAGGTTGAAAAAAATCTATAAAAAGCACTTGACAGATTTAAATAAACCTGTTATAATAAACTCAAGAGGTTGAAAACAACCTAAAAGGTACATAGCCACAGGAGAGAACTTAAACGGCAACAGAACGCAGGAGAAAACTTAAATGGGTGTATCTGAAAAAAATGAAAAGAGGTGATAGAATGAGATTAAAAAATAACATGCTCAAGCACATAATGATTGACAAGAATTTGAAAATCCGTCAGCTCCAGGCAATGTCGGGAGTATCAAAGCAGACTATTTCAGCAGTAAGCAACGGTAAGACATGCAGTTATGATACAGCTTCAAAGCTTGCCAAAGCGTTAAACATTGACATTATGGAACTGATAGAAAGCGAGGTGTAAAGAATGGCAGAACAAAAGAAAATGTGCCGAATGCCATTAAGAGCTACATACAGAATCATTGATGATAAGCCTGTAATGGTTGATGCTGAATGGCACGATGTAGACCCTGATTTAATTGCGAAGTTCCTGCTTGATAAGTTCGGAGCTGATGCAATTTTTGGTGAAGATACAGAAAAGGAGAATGATAGCTAATGAAAAATAATGATAAAATTATTGATGAAGCTTTTGATAATAACAAGGAAATTCAGAAATGTTCGAAAATCTTGTACCTTGCGGCACAGAATACAACTGAAAAAGGTTTCATGAAAATATTAAAAGTTGCTTATTCTGTAATTGATGATATTATTTATAACAATGGTGGTGATTCCAATGAATAAAAACTATCATACTGATAACCCCTCTTTCTTGATGTATAAAGAATGGGAAGAATTTTTTCGATTCTCTTACTGATGTACAGGCAGGCAAGGCAATAAAGGCGGCTTTTGCATTTGTAGCAAGAGCGGAAGAACCAAGCTTTAAGGATACTTTACACTTTATATTCCTTATGATGAAAAATGCTTTTGAACGTGATGGTAAGAAATGGGAAAAGGTTTGCGAAAAAAATGCGGAAAACGGCAGGAAAGGCGGCTTAGCTAAAAAAGCGAACGCAACCGAACGCAACCAAACGCTTACGAATGATAGCGACCCTAAGCGACCTTTAGCGAATTTAGCGGATAAAGATAAGGATAAAGATAAGGATAAAGATAAGGATAAAGATAAGGATAAGGATAAGGATAAGGAAGCTGGCCAGACAGCTGAGATTGTGGCGTGGGGATTTGACAGTTTTTACAATGCCTATCCCCGAAAGACTTCAAGAGAGAAGGCGTTCAGAGTTTGGCAGGAATTAAACCCGACAGCTGAAACGGTTGAAAAGATAATGAAAGCTGTTGAGGTTCAGCGAAACTGTGAACAGTGGAAAAAGGAAAACGGAAGGTATATTCCATATCCGGAAAACTATCTTCTTGGCAGACGATGGGAAGATGATACAGCAAAACCTTTCAGCCTTGACGATTATTACAACGCTCCGGGCAATGACAGTATCATTTAAAGGGGGTTGTAGCAGATGGTTGATAAAATACTTGATGAAGCAAAGAAAGCCTGTGAGGAGCAGAATAAGGCTGTTACAGGCGATTATGAAAAGGACGGTCTTTTATATTGCTGTAAATGCAATACACCAAAGCAGACAAGAATAAACGGCGGTAAATTCGGCGGTGTTTATCCTTGCATGTGCAGATGTGAAAATGACAGCTATAACAGCCATATGAAAGAAATTAAAGAAGCGGACAAGCTTTCCAGGGCAAAGCTTATGCGTACAGAAGGCATTAAAAACAAAGGCTTACATAACTGCACATTTGCCAATGCAACCGATAAATCAAAGGTTCTTGAGCTTGCCAGGCGTTATGCTGATGGATGGGAAGTAATGAAATCCAAAAATATAGGGCTTTGCTTTTATGGTGATGTCGGAAGCGGCAAGACCTATGCAGCAGCTTGTATTGCCAATGCTCTTATTGATAATGATGTTAAGGTTATACTGACCGATTTCAACAGAATAATCAATGATATGCAAAGCTATGCTACCCAGGATAAGACGGCTTACATTGAGAAGCTCAATGAATGTGAACTGCTTATAATTGATGATTTCGGAACAGAACGAAGAAGCGAATATGCTTTCTCAATTATAGAACAGGTCATTGATGAAAGAGCCAAGAGAAAAAAGCCGCTTATTATGACAACAAATATTTCATATCAGGAGATAAAGAATGCTTCTGATGTTCAGCACTCCCGATTATTCAGCCGTATACTTGAGCTTACAGTTGCTGTTAAGTCGGTAAATGCTGACAAAAGAAAAAAAGCCCATCAACAAAATATGATGTGGGCTAAGGAGTATTTCGGATTATGAACATAAAAAAGACCTTACACCAGCCGGCAAGCAAGGGTGTAAAGGTCACACAAAAACGGAGTTATCCGCCCCTTAATTATAGCGGATATTCTCCACAATGTCAATAGACAGAAAGGAAAATATTTATGAATGACCAGATTTTCAGACTTGAGGAATTAATATATGAACACAAAGGAATAACCGAGCTTATTTATGCTCTCAGTAGTTTACAGGGTGGTGTGATTAAAGATTATATTGCCGGTATAACCCTTTTAGCAAATTTGTCATTAGACAATAATGCTGAACTTAACAGAGTATACCAGGAAATGCTTGAACTCTCAAACTTAAAATAATACTAATTTTTACTAACTACATATCCAAATAAATCCAATAGTAAAACTTGAACTGAAAACCCAAAATAACCCAAATGTAATGTTGAAAGCGAGGTGATGTAATGAAAATCAAAATAGCCTTTACCGAGAACGAGAGAAAACAGGCTGAACATGTAGCCGACTGGGTGAAATTCTTATGCCGTTCATTCGGTAAGGTCAGAGCAGAAGAAAGCCGAAAGCATGAGCCGTTCCGTCATATCTACTTAAGTATCGGAACGAAAAAGAGTTGACAACAGGCGGTGCATCGTGGTATAATAGAGATACAAAAAAATCACGAGTACCGCCGTTTTATCGGTTAGCTTTAATATAAGCTTATCAACCCTCAGTAAGCTATAAGGCACGGGAATAACTGAAATAATCAAAGGTTTTTTATGCCTAGAAGTTCTCCTTTGATTATTCGGTTTCCTCGTGCCTTTTTTGTGTATATCAGTCTACTCTGACGTTAAACGGAGGTGTTTTATTATGGATAACGAAAACATAGTAACTGCACAGGTGCAGGAGCAGAAAACCTTTACACAGGATGATGTTAACCGCATTGTCGGTGAACGTCTTTCAAAGGACAGAAGCAGAAATGAAGCTGATTTTGTCAAAAGGGAAAATGACCTTAAACAGCGTGAACTTGCCATGACAGCAAGGGAAATGCTTGCAGAAAAGGGACTGCCTAAGGATTTGGCAGACATTCTCAGATATTCAGATGAAGAAACGCTGAAAACAGCAATTGATAAAATACAGAAATTCAGAAGTAAAGAGACCGGGGGCTATGTGCTTATCAGTGATCATAGACTTCCGGAAGGAGAAGTGAGCGAAAATGAAGATTATTCACTCAGAAAGTCTTTTGGTCTCACAGATTGAAAGGATTGATAAATAATGGCAGCTATAGATTTAGCAACTAAATTTCTTCCTTATGTTGATGAAAAATTCAGTAAGGAAAGTAAGAAATCTTTAATTACAAACAATGACTTTGACTGGAACGGAGCAAAGACAGTCAAGGTTTACAAGATGTCAACAGCTCAGATGTCCGATTATGACAGAGCCGGAACAGGTGCGGCATCTTCACGTTATGGCGCAGTCCAGGGACTTGATGCAACAACCGAAACATACACAATTACTAAGGACCGTTCATTTACATTTGCTATTGATAAGCTTGACAAGGATGAAACAGCACAGCAGTTACAGGCTGCAACAGCTCTTGAACGTCAGACAAGGGAAGTTGTTATTCCAGAGATTGACAGCTATGTGTATGGTGTTATGTGTGAAAATGCAGGAACTAAGGCAGAGGCTAAGGCTCTCACAAAGACGAATATTTACACCGAAATTCTTGCAGGTAATCAGGTGCTTGATGATAATGATGTACCTGAAACAGGTCGTGTTTTAATGGTTACACCTGCCGTTTATACACTGATGAAACAGTGTGCGGATATTACAATGGAAACAGATGTTGGTAATGATATGCGTATCAAGGGTGTTATCGGTATGCTTGACGGCTGTACGGTTATCAAGGTACCTTCTGCAAGACTTCCCGAAAACTTCGGCTTTATGCTCTGCCATCCATGTGCGACAGTTGCTCCGATAAAGCTTGAGGATTATAAAATCCATGAAGATCCACCTGGTATCAGTGGTTCACTTGTAGAGGGTAGAATTAACTATGATGCCTTTGTACTTGAAAACAAGGCTATGGCTATCTACTATCATGCAATAGGCTAAAAAATGAGCGTATGGGGGAACTCATACGCTTTCTTTGTAGGAAAATGTTGGAATATGTGAGCGTTTCAGAATGTGGAGAAATGTTGACTTTTGTTAACATCTTATATGATAGGAAGTGAAGCTGTATGACCAATGAGCAGTTAGCAGAGTTTATTCAGCAGGGCGGTAATGATGAGCTTATACCGATACTGTGGGAACGTATACGAAAGCTTATGTATATGAAGTCTGACAAGGTATACAGAGCCTATCAGAGCGACTTTACAAGGTGTGGGGCTGATGTATGGGATTTAAAGCAAAGCTGTTATATGGCTTTCCTGGAGGCTGTCAGAGGGTATAA